CTTATATTATTACTTCAAATCATGACACCGTATATTCAACAACAACTTAAAAAGCTATGCGATAATCCAAATTGGTATGACGATATGCTCATCTCATGGGATAAAAACCCAAGAAATCAAAGGGAAGCTATCTATAACTACCTTTCTCATGTACAACTAAATGGGTTACTAGAAAACACTCAGATAGTTTTTACATTCATAGATGGCGACATGAAACCAGCTTTCTATTTCGAAATTCCCAGAGATACCAATCGATATCTTATACTGGGAATCCTCGATGAAGCAGGTTATTCTCATTGCTGCCTATTAGGCCAACCAAAACAAATGTTTAACCCTCAACTCAATTAACATCATGAAACTAACAATAACAACTCTAGTAATCATTGAGGATACTACAGATTTGTCTGTACCTGAGAGAAGTATATGCTAACATCAGGTAAATTCTTAGTATCATTCGAAGTACCAGGCCCACTACCTGGTACTACCGAAGGCTTCTGCGAAGAAATGAACGTAGTGTACAGAACTGAGGAACTTAATACCTACCTCCGCTACCCCAAACAAGAAATAAACCCAGGGCATAAACATAGTACCTACATAAGGCTAAAGCTAAGAGAAATCCTCAAAGTGAACCTAACAGATATAACCATAATCGATATAATATCACTACCATGAACATCCTCTATCACATAATCCGAATAATCCTATCCGTAGTCACCATCCTAACCCTCATACGAAATGAGAAAATATACCAAGCCCACAAGCATACCCACCCAACAAACAAAATAAGGTATATAATCTCACAGCTAATAATACTAACCTTATACACCTCATCACTAATCCTGGTATCCTATACATATAGGATTATATCAAGGTACATACAATAATACTAAAAAATTATGAAATCACTAATCCTACTCATCGTAACAACCTGGCTCCTAATCCTAAATGAAGAAGCCTACCTAACAAAGAAATTCATCTACAGAATGAATCTAATCGTAATCCTTTTAGTATATGCCTTCATACAGGTATACCTAATCGAATAAATACCCACAAGGTACCTGGAATAAATACCGGGTACCTCCCACACCACCCAACACAAAAACAAAATCATACTAACGCTAACTAAGGTACATAATATAATACCTATCCCATCTATAACCAATATACCATCTACTAATATAATAATACCAAATACATATATCAAGGTACCTCGCCGGGGGTATTTGCCTTTGGTGAACCAGGTATGGGTACCTACCCACCACTATACAACTACACTATAGCCACTATACTATATAGCTCTCTAGCTCTACTACCCCACACTTTAAAGGCAATCACAAAAAGGCTAAAAAGGTACACAAAATCCGACCATTAGGGGCCCCTAAATCCCCTACCCCTAAGAGCCATTTATATTAGTATATATTATATAATAAGTACTGAGATTAGGCAATAGGATTTGTGATCAAGGCAATTAAAATATTAGGTTTTAAGGGCTAAATGGTTTATAGGATTTAAGGCTTTCATGGGGCATATTTAGGTAATATTCCTAGTAAGTATGTAATTTATTTGCTTAGTATTTATATTAGCATTAACTTTTGTATTCTAGGACAATTTTGTGATTTAGGGGTACCTTGATTGCCAAGAGCCATGTTACCTTAATACATATATTATATAATAAGCATTAGGTAGGGAAAGGTTCAAGGTAATAGGTAATCTCCATTCATGGCCCCTGGGGATTTAGAGGGATAAAGGCAATTTAACCTTCAAGGCTATTAAGGACCTCACAAGGCAATTGGGGTTATTGCATATATTATATAATATATTTATATTTGCATTGTAATATTAACTAATTAAATATAGACGTATGAAAACAAGTATTTTAAACACTGAATTTAATTTTGCAAAGAGCATTAATTTATCATTAATTGCAGCCCCTAAGGCTTATCCTTCCTATCCTCAGGGCATCAAAGAGTTCATTAAGCCTTACTTACAGGAACTACAGGAGAACACAATCATTCCCGATTACTTAACTCTAGTATCAATACAGACGATTGCCTAATCGAATTCGAACTTGAGCAACCAGACCCAGAGGACCTTGAACCAGATATTACCTTTAATGCTGACGATATTACATTCAAGGCATACTTCGATTAATACCTTAACCCAGGCCTAACTTAGGTACCTGGGTTTTTACTTACGCTAACTTAGTAAGCCCTTATAGGCTATCCTAATCTCTATAGGCTTACCATAGTCCCTATATGGCCTTATTGAATTAGGACCTAATAGGTTATTAGAGGGCAATAATAGGGATATAGCTAATTGGCCTTAATTCTTTATCACATTAGTCCATTAATGGCCTTCAATATACAGGTATATAATACACTTCCTAGAGGACAGGCATAGGCCATATAGGAATATCCATATACATATCATATATGCCCACTACAAGGCGTGCGAAGATTCCCCTTGTGAACCCCAAAATTAAGTGCAAAAATTAAGTCCTTTTTAGGGTGCAATAAATTTTTGAATTTATAGATTTTTCACAAAAATAATTTTGAAAATAAAAATATTCATTTTCTCAAAAAAAATTTTCTTGAAAATGTTTGTAGATTAAAATAAAGTCCGTATCTTTGCAATGTCGAAAAGATAAAGCGATATTTGAATGAATTTTTAATTAAAACTTTTTAAGAAATTATTTCTTTAAAAATTTTGCTAATTAAAAAATAGTTCTTATCTTTGCAATACAGAAACAAAACAAATACTACCTTATTAGAATAGTTAAAAAAGTCTTGAAAGTCTATTTGAAAAGGTAATAAAAATAATTAATAATAAAACTTTCAAGCTATTTAATATGAAAAATCAAATTAATAAAGTGAGTGTAGAAAAAGCAGTAGCAAACAGCAAAACAAATAGTTTAATTGCTTTAGACGTTTTAAAGTCTGTAAAAGAAAAAAATCAAGGACTTTTTAAAACAGCTTTAGGAACAAAAACAGAAATCTATAAAAAAGAACTGTTTTTGGGAGCAAACGAAAAGCAAATCAAATCTTTACGAAAAAAGTTTAGAAATGTTACTTTTAATTTTCTTTCTACGATTGCAAACAATGCAGATAAAAAACTAATTGAGGGCTTTATAGACTTTTATAAACAAGTCTATGTTTTAAATGATTTTTCTTTTTCTTCGATTGCAAGCGAAAACACAAAAGAAGAAAAGAAAGAGATATTAATGAAAGGTCTCGAAATAGTAAAAAAATCTTTGAAGTAAAACAAAATTAAAGTAGGGGAAATATTTCCCCTACTAACTAAAATAAATCATTTATATATGGTAGTATTTACACAATATTTAATTATTAATATAGCATTGTTTGTAATTATAGCTTATTTAGTTATTCAATGCTATAAAGATATAAAAGAAATTTTAAAAGACGATAACGAAACTTTTGAGGACTAAAAGAAAGCAAAGGGATAAATAAAAATGTTTGTCCCTTACTTTTTATTTACAAATGTTAAATTTAACGTAACCGTACTCCCCATTTAGTACCACAACTTTCGAAGCTTTCGCATTAAGGGGCATACCTAGAATCCCACATCCACACATGCTCACACAAAAGCCCCCAAGACAGATTAACCATCCCGGGCCATTACCCATTATAGAAGTTCTCCAAGTATTATATTAACCATCTCCCTATTCAATACTCCCATAACCCTATTACCTCTCTTTTCATAAAAGAAAACATAATACTGTTGAAGATTCCTCAACCACCAATACTTAATTGCTATCATATTATGAAGGTTAATCATACAACGATTATGGATAGCATACCAATCAGATTCGGTAAGCCACATCTAATACCAAATCCTATTACCTTCCCTACATCTTAGGATTCTAACAAACCCATCTTCCTTCAAAGTCTCAACCTTCACCATACTTCATTACCTTATTAATTAATAAATCGATTGCCTTATACCTTGCTATGGCAGTTTCCTTACTTATGTAATCTGTACTTCTCATATTCATTTATCATTTATATAAATATATAGAACCTTGGGTATCAACAATATCAAGAGAGCAATAATTATAAACCAATAAAACTTATTAGATTATGAACGAATTTAACTTTAGAGTAGCCAATGCTGCACCCAGGGCATCAGGCTTTGAAATAGGTCAGAATGTTGGGGATACCAAGACTACCTATATCTACTCTTATAAAACCAAGTACATTAATGGGAAGAGTACTGGGCAGAAGAGTAATGTGGATTGGGATATGGAATCATCCATCCCATCTTGGGTAAGTGTGAAATATGCTTTTGAGGGCAATGATTGCAAAGTAACTTTTACCACCCTGCAAGAGAATACAGGTTCCTCTGCCAGAACCCATACTCTTGTAATGAAGCAGAGAGAATCTGGGCAAACTATATCTTTCCCCATAAGTCAAGAACCAAACTTCACTTATACTTATTTCTTAGGCATATTCAATACAAGTGCTACCATAGGAGCTAATATAGGTAATACTGCTACGATTATGGTTTATTCTTATATGACTCGAAGTGATGGAGAGGTAATGGCCAAACCACCTTCTGTGGGAGCAACTCCTTCTTTTGCAAATAAGGTTACAGTTAAAGATGGGTCAGCAATGGCAGGTGCACCTAATTGGTACCAGATTATTGTTGAAGCAACTGCAGCAAACTCAGGTTCAGAAAGGTCCGGAATACTATTAGTAACTTGTGGTGACCAACGTAAAGAAGCGACTATAAGGCAGAAAGCTGCAAAGAGCTCTATTAAAATTACTATCAATTGGCCAACTGGTACTGATTCTGCTGCTTTTTTTCAATCTGGAGAAAGTCCACAATCTGGAAGTACTGGATTATCTTATTTTTCTATGTCCGTATTGGATAATCGAACTACTCATAATTATAGTAAAGATGTGGGTTTAGTTGTAAACAAAAGGGATGGTAAAACCATTTATGTTTTACCAGGGCAATGGGTAAGTTGTTATAGGTATATGAACGGAGGGTGGTCTTACGTTGGAGAATTTATACTGCCCTCATCAGATACAACAGTCACTTTATAAATTTCAAAGGTATGGAAAAGAAAAATATAGTATCATTCCGTAGTGGGGGGGATCCCCCCCCCAAGATGTATATGTTACCATTAATAGTGGTAGCTCTGAGAGATGGAATATCCAATCTCAAAAGAGTAAGTATGTAAATGGCAAATTGTCCGGAGTTATTGGAGTTGGATATACTGCTAGCATCAATAACTCTGACTATCTTTTAGAAGAAGACAAGAGTAACAATGAGATTCAGATTACTGCACAAAATGACGGTACTTCTGGGCTTTGTGTACTTACACAAGAAGAATCTGGTAATAAAATAAATCTACACCTTACTACTCCCGAAGAAAAAGAATACTGGGAAATACGTTTCTCTCCCATAATTCTCGTTGGGACTATAATGGATGTTTTTTTTGCTGTAGATACCAATATTAGTGGTGAATATGGATCAATGGCCGATGGTACCAGATATAAGAATTGGATAGTAAATCAAAATAGAAATATGATTAATGTCTATATTTCTCCTATGTACCCAGGGGATTACGACATGTTGTCTTGGTCCTGCCTTGATAAAGATGGTAATGCTTTTGCCCCTAATTACAATATGCCCGATAACCAATACTTTACAACAAAAACAACTGGCTTAGGTTCCTATATTCTTACAAAAGTTTCAACTCCCCCTGCTAGCAGTAGTAGTATTCTTATACTCTCCAGTAGGTTTAACCCCACTAAAAAATATCCATTAGATTTGAACTTTTATTGGGGAGCTCCAACTTAATACAGGTATTAAGATAATATCCCAATTATAAAAGCAATTACCCAGAATATAAGAGCCAGTGTATATGCAACAGAATATCTATGCCAGGGATACCAGCAGGTAATATAAGAATCTACTTTTAGTATTTCTGGATGTTCTTCCTCGTATTTTTTATCCTCTTCTCTAGAACTGTATTTATGAAATACATAGAAAGGTAAGAATACGAGGAAGATTATTAGAGCAACTGGGAACAAGAGTAGGAGAAGAATCTCCCACCCTTGCATTGATGTCCCAGCATAATTACCATCTCTGTCAAAAAAGTATCTCATAGCAATTTGTATTTTATGTATCTGATTAATAGATAAATCGGAAATAGAGGTAATACTATCCATACCGAGATGAATAAAACGAGAGAGTGTATTTTGTGAGTATAGGGTAAATAATCCAAGCAAGCCCTTACAAAAAATACCGTGAATGGCAAACATACCAAGTAAATTATCGCTAATACTGTAGTCATTGTTCTTTGAGGTATTTGTTAATAATCTTGGTAAGCTTCTTATCGAAATCAATCATCATATCAAAAGCATCGGTATCTTTCATACTTTTCATTTCCTTGTCAAGGAACTCTATGTTTCTCTTAATCGAGAAATAAGCCTTATATGCAAGGTAGGCTTTCTCATGTTCTTCTGTGAGAGGAAGAACATCTCCTTTTTGCCCATCCAACCTTGGATATGTATTATCAGGACCGAGAGTTCTTGCAACTTTTACCCGGTTACTGAGCATTGCAAATCCACCTTTCTTATCGATGGATTCTACTGTTACTTTCTCTGTGATGGGTCTTCCTGATAATACGAAGATAACTTCATCACCTTCTTTGAGCTTTTTAGCTTCTTTCTTTTCTTTTTTCATATCTATTTTATTTAGAAATTTTCTTTATGCAAATATACGAAATTATTCTTTATTTATTGCATTATCTATTTTATTTTTTATAAATTCATAGGCATTGCCCCGGTAATCCTCTAGCATTTTGTATTCCTGTGGAGATAGAATTACTCCGTTTACTTTAAAAAGCTTTCTTAGATGTTCTGGTATAGTGCCCTGGTGAGTGATGTTATTATAACGGATAATGAAAAGCTTCTCTCGGTCTTCATCAATAACTCCCAGAGTGTTTACTGGTTGGAGTTTAGTTTGGTAAATACCACCAAAAGCCGAGGGCACCATTAAAATATTTCCGGGAATTTTAGTTACCCAGTGAGAATAATCTGGAGTAATTACCGCAATTTTACCCTCTTTCTCAAGCTCTTTATCATAAGCTAATCGATTAGACCAAAAAGCACATTGAAAACAAATTTGTTTTCTTGCCATAAGTTGAGGGATTTCCCGAGTTTCATCAAATTCCTCTAAATTAATGGGCTTGCCACATATCTGGCACTCATTTTTCTTGTCCATATTGCATTATTTTATAAGTTATATATGATAATAGAACCTCGAAACATATTGAAAATGGGTTATAAGCAATACTTTTGTTACTAAAATTGAACCATTAAAACTGATAAGTTATGGATAAACTAACAAATGAGATGATTAAAGACCTTGCTACTCGCTTAGGTCTAGAACCTGCTCTATTGAAATCTGTTCAAATCGTAGAAGCAGCTGGTAGAGACGGATTTTTAGCTGATGGCAGACCTCAAATTCTCTTTGAAGGTCACATTATGTACAAAGAATTTCATAAAAAGTTCCCCGATAGGGATTTGGGTTATCTTTGTAAGAGATACTCTACAGTTTTCTTCCCCAAATGGGATAAATCGAAGTACTTGGGAGGTGTACACGAGTACAAAAGACTCGAATTAGCCAAAGAAATTGACGAAGAATGTGCATTGAAGTCTGCAAGTTGGGGTATGTTCCAGATTTGTGGGTTCAATCACAACCTCTGTGAATGTAAAGATGTCTTCGAATTCGTTCATAAGATGTCTGAATCTCATGAGAAACAATTGGAACTCATGTATTATTTCATGAATAACTCTGGTTGTTTGAGTAATCTCAAAGAAAAGGACTGGGCTGGCTTTGCCAAAAAGTATAATGGTCCCGGGTATGCCCAGAATGCCTATGATCAAAAGTTAAGAAATGCTTACGAAAATTTCAAAGATAAGTTATGAAAAGATGTCATTTTAACAGCTGGGTAGCAAAAGTATTCCTTTTCCCCAGTTACAAGGCAATAACCATGTTGTACAACTCATTTTTCAAGCATAGAGTAGAGGAGTGTAAACCGGATGATATCAACCATGAGAGAATCCATCAGGTACAACAGATTGAGTGTAGTATAGTCGGTTTGATACTTGGTATCATACTCTGGGTATTATTCGATATATCCTTCTGGTGGGTAGTAGTTCTCTGTTTTGGTCTCTTCTACCTTTGGTATATTATCGAATATCTTCTCATTCTGTGTTTTGCCAAATGGGATAAACAGAATGAAAGGTATCATGATGTAAGTTTTGAAGAAGAAGCTCACAATAATGATAAGAATCTGAGTTATTTGGAAGACCGTAAACCATTTGCTTGGATTAAGTACATTAAATTGAGAAGCTACAAGAAATGAAGAAACTAAGGGTATTGGGAGTGTGCGCTGGACAGGGTGCACTCCTGTTCCCTTTTAAGAAGAATTTGTTAGGGAACATAGAGATAAGGGGAGTATTCCACACTCCAGGCGAAGAACAATGGAAATTAAATTTTGGGGATATACCGTTCTATAAGGGCTTTTGTTTACAAGAATTCGATGAGAAAGTAGACATAATTATATCAAGCCCCGATTGTGGAGCAGCCTCAGTAATGAGGTTATCTAAAGTAAAAGAATTAGGCAATCCAAAAGATAACCGTAGTCTTAATCTAGTAATTGCATCAATACTCAAGTATAAACCTAAGATATTTCTTATAGAAAATCTACCAAGACTGCTAACACTGCTTCCCAAGGATTTCTTTGAGGAAACATTCAAAGACTATAAATTAGTTTTTCACGAAAGGTCAGTTTTAGATTACGGAAACTCCCAGGAGTCAAGGAAGCGATTACTCATCATTGGAGTACATAAAAAGACTGGTAAGAAATACTTGAATGCTTTTGATGAAGTATTTCAAGTAAAAACTCCAACAACTACTAGAAATTTACTTAAACCACTCACATTCTCTCAGAAAAATAATACTAACCAGATTCCCTTTATGAGTAAGACTCTGGCAATGTATGATTATCGGAAGCTTCCTGAAAAGAAGAATCTCACAGTAGCAAAGATACATAGGCTCTGGGTTAGGGATTTCAAGGATGAAAAGAAGTGGCCTATCAAAACTGCAAAGATGAGTACTCTTCCAGGAGTGTATCGATTGGAGTATGATAAACCCCCCTTAACTCTCAGACCTGCAGATAGGCAATTTAGACCCGATGGCTACCCTTTGGGAATAGAGGATTTCAAGGCAATTATGGGATTCCCCGATAAATTCGAAATTTACCTTCATAAAGATGGTGATACCTTCGAAGGTGATTTTAAGGATTACCATTACTGGCTTAACAAGGCAAGGTACACAATTGCCAAGGGTTCGGTTTATGAGGTAGGGATTTGGTTCAAAAAATGCCTCAAAAAGGCAAATACCAAAGAACCTTGAGTTTCAGCTTTATATATAAAGTCTTATATATAAGTTTCTGGGGTGCCTTGAAATATATAGATATATAGTATACTACGTATATATATCTATATATTTATCTGCGTATATATATAGCTATTCATATATCATATCGTAAGTAGTATATTTGGATATTATCTCACTTCGTTCGATAAAGGTAATCGCTAAGCGATTACCGAATAGATAGTATCATTAAAGCGTGCGACTATTTAGATTTGAAAACTTAATACACCGAATTATGAGAATGATTAATGCAAAGTACCCAATTACCGAATTGAACATTAACAACATTATTAAGTTCTTTCGGATTATTTATCGGAATTTACCTTCGATACGTTTTGAGATTATTGAAACCAAAAGCACTTTCCAATTCAAGTTCCACATCATTAAGTCAAACTTAAGTCCAGTAGAACGTTATTGGTTGAAGAGTAAGATTAAGAAATTCATCAAGTATGAAGACATTTAAGAAGGCCTTGTTTATTGTACTTCTAGGATTTACTATTTACCTTTGCTTCAGGAATTACAAACTTTCTCGAGAGGTTGATTCCCTGGAACTAGCGGTCAATGAAATCCCAGATACAGTATACACAGAGAAACCCTTCAAACCAGAGAAGAAGTACTCAGAAAAAGTTGAACCAGGTAAAATCTTAGTTCATGATAATAAGCAGCCAACTCTCTTTCCTGATTCCATGCTAAGGCAGCCAGTTATCAGTAACCAAGATTCCCTGGTTCAAATTGTTTTGAAGAAAGATAAGTTGAACTTAAGTCTGTTCAATAAGGAGACTAACACTTATTCAACTAGATTATTCCCAATCGACTTAGATAAGTACAACTACAACTGGTATGAAGGTCAATTAACTCGAAAGAAAGTTGCAAGGTTATCACTTAGTCCATACGTCTATGGCAAATACAGACCTTTCAATAATCTCTTCGATATGGGAGCTGGTCTTTCAATCAAGACTAAGAGATTTAATTACAAATTCGGAGTCAATACCTTTTACTACCCGAAGATAAAATCTGGTATAGGTACTGACATCGAATTTCAAATAACGTATAACTTTTAAGTAATGGCAAAGACTATCTCAGAAACTAGAACTACATTAACTCGGGAAGAGCTATCAAACCTATCCCGAGTTTCTAGTGATGTTTTCTTTTTCAGTCTTTTCTGTTATGTGATACATCCAGTAAGAGGAAAGGTAAGATTCGATTTATACCCCTTTCAGAAATCCGTTCTCTACAATTTCATTGCCCAACGATTCAATATCATTCTCAAATTCCGTCAGGCAGGAATTACAGAACTTATTTCTATGTACTGTCTTTGGTTGGCGATGTACCATCCCAACAAAAAGATAAACATTATCTCTATCAAAGACACAACTGCTAAGAAGGTACTTAAGAAGATTAAGTTCATGTACAAGAATCTTCCATGGTACCTTCAAACTCCCATAATCAATGGTAGAGCTGGTGAATATGGCTCTGCTTCCATGATAGAATTTGATAATGGGTCATTCATTGAATCTATTCCGACATCATCCGAAGCCGGTCGTTCGGAATCCCTTTCTCTTCTGGTAATTGACGAGGCAGCAGTAGTAAGATGGGCTGCTCAAATTTGGGCTGCTGCATTCCCTACTCTTTCCACTGGTGGAGCTGCCATCGTCAATTCCACTCCCTATGGAGTTGGTAATTTCTATCACTCAACTTGGGTAGATGCCATTGCAGGAGGTAATCCTTTTAACCCAATTCGATTATACTGGCAAATGCACCCAGAACGAGATATCAATTGGTATAACCAAATGTCCTCTGCTCTGGGAGCAAAACGAACTGCACAAGAAATTGATGGTGACTTCTTATCATCTGGTAATACAGTCTTCGACTTAGCAGATATTAAAGCTATCGAAGACTGCCTTAGTGATTATCCAGTAATAAAGAAAAGATTCAATGGTCAATACAGGCAATTCTGTGAACCAGAATCTGACAAAGAATATTTCATTGGTGCTGACGTTGCAACTGGTAGAGCTTCTGACTACTCTTCATTTACTTGTATGGATAAGCTAGGAGAAGAACAAGTAGTATATAAGGGAAGAATGGCAGTGGGAGCTTATGCTAAGTTACTTGGTGATACTGGGAAGTTGTTTAACTGGGCAGTAATAGCTCCAGAATCCAATGACGTTGGTTTATCAGTAACTTCTAAGCTTCAAGACGAAGGCTACCCTAACCTTTACTACTACCAGAAGATGCTGAAGAAAAAAGGTAAAAGTAGACCTGAAATGGATAAATCCCCTGGTTGGTTAACCACCCAAAAGAATCGTTCAGTGATAATAGAAAACTTGGAAGAAGATATTCGATTAGATCACGTAATCATTAAGGACCCATTCTTTGTACAAGAAGCTTATACCTTCATTTATGATGGTTTAGGTAGACCTGTTGCAATGGGTAAACATAGGGCTAACAATTCAGCTGTAGATGTAGACCTTGAAGGAGATGTATATGCCGATGATGATATCTTTGGAAAAGCAATATGTAATCACATAAGGAAAGGAAAAACTAACGTAATCGTACAACCAAGATGAAAAAGTACTTCAATTTTAGTTGGGGTTGGGGACGTAAGAAGGACCCTCCCAAGAATGGTACATCCTCTAATAAAGAGGAAAAGCCTGCCACATCAATTTCACCTGGTAGGGTTTCAGTTGACGATGATAGCGATAACTTAATTACATCATTACAAGGGTTGACTAAATTAGTTGAACCCTCTTTTCGTGTTGATGTGATACCTTTAATTCGGGATTTATATAAGGTAAATCCTGATATGGGCATTGCATTGCAAGATATGTTTAAGTTAGCTAACACCAGTCATACAGTAACTTTCCCTAATAATACCGATGAAGAGGCTTCAAAGATGAGAGAACATCTTAAGAAAGCCACCAAGGGATGGACCAGATATACTGCTGGTATAGATGGTTTAGTTAATAAAATGATTGTTCAACTTCTTGTAAGTGGGGCAATATCCGTAGAAGGAGTACCAAATGATAAGCTTGATGGTTTGGCTACTGTATTATTCCTTAAGCCAGAACACATCAAGTTTAAACGTGAATTAAATGGGGTGTATGCTCCTTACCAAAAGAATATGAATTTCTTTGTTAAGCAACAAGATTACATTAAGCTTAACCCAGAAACCTATTTCTATGTTGGTATGTTCAATGATACCGATGAACCTTATGGAGTTCCTCCATTTATGCCTGCATTGGATTCTCTCAAAGGACAAAATGATATGAAGATTAACTTCAAACATATCATGGAGATTTGTGGTATGGTTGGTTTCTTAGAAGCTAAGATGCAGAAATCTCCACAAAGACCAAATGAGAGTATAAAAGCTTATGAATCCCGATTATACCATGAACTCAATATCCTCAAACGTAATGTTAAAGAGGGTATGAAGGATGGAGTAGTTGCTGGTTACATAGATGACCATGAATTCAAACTAAATTCTACTACTAAGGAGCTCGGTAATATCGAGAAGCCTTGGAATATGAACCAACAATCTGTAGCAAATGGGTTGGGAGTTAATGGCTCTATCATTGGGGTATCATCTACTACTGGTGAAGGTGCAACTGGTATAATGCTGTCTAAGATGATTAGCCAGTTAAAAAATATCCAAATGCTTGTAGCTTATGTATTAGACCGACTTTATTCTCTAGAACTGCGTCTGGCAGGCTTTAATAATAAGGGGATGAAGATTGATTGGGGAACTTCTACAGTTTCTGATGAAGTTAAAATCCAACAAGGTCTTCAGTATAAGATACAGAACCTTGACTTATTGTATAAGGCTGGTATCATTAGTCAAGAGCAATATGCTTGGGCAATGGGTTATGATTCTCCTGATGAGAAAGAACCAAGAGTTTCACTTGAGGACCAATTTGCTAAGGGAGGTAATACAGACCCCCAAGAAGGAACTAAGAAGAAACAAAGGCAAGATGATAAAAACCAATCTGCTCGTAGGTCAAGAGATAAGAATAACCCGGCTCCTTCTCGAGGAGACCAAAATACTAAAGCAAGATGAGTAAATTTACAAAGAAAAACAAAGAGCATCTTGATTCTATGGTGATAGGTCAAGGCCATACCATTATGGCTGGGTATATCCCAGAAGCAGTGGGAGCCAAGGCTTTCTCAGAGAATTATTACAAATGGAAAAATCCTACACCGGATTCCATTGCTCAATTTGGGTTTTGGGGAGGGGATATAGATTATAATACTTACTATCCCAACCTAGACAAATCGGAACTAACTCCTAAGGACGAAGAGTTTATCGAACCAATGTTCAGATTACTTTCAGAAACGATTGTATCTAAGAATTGGAACCCGACAGACTTTGGTCAGAATGGAGTACTAAAGGCTTCTATGAAGATGTTGCTTGGTCAAACAGTAAACTGTGACCATGAAACCAACATCGGTAATGCTATTGGTGCTGTATCACAAGTAATGTGGCAGGAATCTTATAAAGACGGTAGCTTTACTATACCAGCAGGTATCAACGGTATTCTGAAGATTGATGGTAAGGCAAATCCAAGAATTGCTCGAGGAATTCTTATGGAGCCACCCTCAATTCATAGTAATTCGGTTACTGTACAATTTAAGTGGGATAAATCCCATCCCCAAATGGAAGATAACGAATTTTATCAGAAACTGGGTACTTATGACTCTAAGGGAGTTATGGTATGTAGAATTGTTACTGAAATTGTTCGTTACCTTGAGACCTCATTAGTTTCACATGGTGCTGATTCATTTGCCCAGAAAATTGGTTCGGATGGTAAAATCATTAACCCAACCTTTGCCAAAAGAACTTGGGCATCTTATGAAGAATACCGAGATGATAAATCGAAGCAATACTTCTTTACTGATTATAAATC